AGGTCAAAAGGCAACTACCCTAGATCTTCCTGCAACTGGAAATAATCCTGGAGACTCATGGATTGTAATTGCAGATCTTCATCTTTATGTCTGGGACGGAACTCAGTGGATTGATGCTGGACAATTTCAAGGACCAACAGGTGCCACAGGTCCAGCGACTATATCAATTGGAACAGTTAATCCAACTGGACCAGACGGAACTCCTCAGGTAACAAATAGTGGAACTGCTCAAGATGCAGTTCTTGATTTTGTTTTAAAGCAAGGACCAACTGGACCAAATGGACCAACTGGAGCAGCAGCATCAGTTGCAATCGGAACAGTAGGAAGCACTGGACCAAACGGAAATCCAAATGTTGTCAATTCAGGAACTTCTGGCGCTGCAGTACTTGATTTTGTTTTAAAGCAAGGTCCTACTGGTGCAACTGGTCCTGCAGGACCAACCACAATAACTTTAGGAACTTTTACCGCAACTGGACCAGACGGTTTAGCCTCAGTAACAAATAGTGGAACTACAACAGACTTAGTTCTTGATTTTACTTTAAAGCAAGGTGTTACTGGTGCAACAGGGCCAGCAGGAGCAACAGGCGCTACAGGTGCCGATAGCACAGTAGCTGGACCTACAGGTGCAACAGGACCAACGGGTCCAACTGGAACTGCTGGAGCAGATGGAGCTGGTCTTAATATATTAGGAACTTATAATACTTTAGCAGAACTTCAAGCAGCTTATCCAACTGGAAACCCTGGAGACGGATACATAATTCAAGGAAATCTTTATGTGTGGGTAAATGCACAATGGACAAATGTTGGAGAGGTTCAAGGACCAACAGGCGCAACTGGCGCAACTGGCGCAACAGGTCCTACAGGTACAAATGGTACAAACGGAACAGACGGTGCAACTGGACCAACAGGCGCTACAGGCGCTACAGGTGCCACAGGTGCAACAGGAGTAGGCGCAACTGGCGCAACTGGCGCAACAGGTCCTACAGGACCAGCTGGTGCAAATGGCGGCTCTGTAATAACACATATTGTAACAGTACAATCAACTGGTGGCGGTAATAAATATTTCATCGATGGAGTAGAAGCCCCAGCGCTAAAATTCTTACCAGGAATCATTTATGTATTTAATTTAAATAGCGATACCTTAGATAGCCACCCATTCTTCCTTTCAACTACTCAAGATGATACAGGATCTGCTCTTCAATTTAGTAATGGAAATGTAATTTACAACGTAGAGGGAGTAGACTATACAACTTATTCCGCTTATGCAACAGCCTGGAGCGCATCAGCAACTGTTAGAGCTGCTACAGTTACGGTAAAGTATAGCTTCCCATCAACTGCCTATTACGGATGTTCCGTACACGCTGGCATGGGTAATTCAATAACCCTTCTATAAAATCGGAGTAAATAATGAAAATAGCGGTATACAGTATCGCTTTAAACGAATCTCAATTTGTAGAGCGCTGGTACAACTCAGCAAAAGATGCTGACTATTTATTAATAGCAGATACGGGTTCAACTGACAATACTTATGAGATTGCTAAATCATTGGGTATTAATGTTTATAAGATTTCAATAAATCCATGGCGTTTTGACGATGCTCGTAACGCAGCTCTTTCGCTCATACCTTCCGATATAGACTACTGCATATCTCTTGATATGGATGAAGTTCTTTCTGAAGGGTGGAGAAAAGAAATGGAGTCTTTGTCTCCAGGGGTAACAAGACCAATGCATAAATTAGCAACTCACATTGATGAGACTGGAACCGCAGGAATTGAATTTGAAGCCTTAAGAATACATGCAAGAAATGGGTATAGATGGAAATATCCTATACACGAATTTGTTGCCATATACAGCGGAGAAGAGATAAAGCAATCTTTAGATATCAAGATATCTCACCACCCAGACAATAATAAATCCAGAGGACAATACTTAGGTTTGCTTCAAATGGCTGCAAAAGAAGATCCGTATAGCGATAGATGTGCACATTACTATGCTCGTGAATTGTTTTATTATGGGGCATACGAACAAGCGTCACAAGAATTCAAAAGACACCTCTCTCTTGAGTCGGCAGTCTGGAAAGCTGAAAGATGTGAATCAATGAGGTATATAGCAAAGTGTGAACCTCATAATTCTGAGTACTGGCTTAGACAAGCAATACTAGAGTGCCCAGAAAGAAGAGAGCCATATGTTGATTTGGCACAAGTTTATTATGAAAAAAGAGACTGGGAACAGCTGAAAGAATTTTCTACCAAAGCTCTAGATATAAAAACTAAATACTTAGGATATTTTTGTGAAGCAGATGCTTGGGGCTGGAAGCCTCATGATCTTCTGGCGCTAGCAAGCTATAATCTTGGAGACTACAATAAAGCATTAGATCATGGTAAAATGGCATTAGGCTTAAAATACGAGCCAAGATTAGCAACAAACGTTTTATTTTATGAAGAGGCTTTAAAAAAAGGAGATACTAGTGTCGTATCATCTCAAAGTAATTAAAGATTTCCCTATAGGGTTTTGGAAGCTAGAGGAGTCTTCTGGAACTGTGGCTTTTGATAGTTCTGGATGTGCAAACAATGGAACTTATTACGGAGGCTTAGACGCTGCAATTTTGCCCATAATTCCTGGCGGAACTTCTGGTACATTGATTAATAATACAAAGTATATTTCTTTGCCCACGACTAAAGATTACTACGCCTCTACAGCAAGCGGAGGCCTAGGAGATCAAGATACATCTGACAATGATTTCTCTATAGAAGTTTGGGTTTATCCTAAAATAACAACATCTTTTAAAACCCCTTTATTTGCAGATGACTCCTCAAATATAGGCATTTATTATGAAAATGGAAATGTAGTATTTTCGCTAAATAATGAAGAGGTTTTCTATACTTTAAATAATACAGGTAAAGCCATGCATATTGTAGGAACATATTCTGTTTCTGCAATGAAGCTGTTTATAGACGGATCAGAAGTTTCCTCAAAAACTTTAAATTCATTTAAATTTACAAACGCCTCCTTGTCTCTTTCTCTTGGTCCAACAACAGATTCTTCAGATTACTTTATAGTAGACGCCCCAGCGGTATATAGATATTCTTTATCTAATAAAAAAATATATGATCATTACGTAAACGGAGTAGCAACAGTTAATCCTTTACAAATAGTAAATGAAGAGTCAGGATATTTTTTTCCAACACATGAAGAAAATATAAAAAAAGAATTTATATACGAACTGTCTCAATCAAAAATGCAGTCTTTTGTAGACACAGACACATACTACGATCAATCTAATAACTATATATCTTTTTACCCAACAGATTCATCGGAAGCAAAAGAGTCTATATTTTATGATATATTAAATGTTCCATCTGAATTAAATATAATTTCTTCTAAGATAGAATGGTTGGCGGACAAAGGAGTATCCGTATATGTTAGCGAAGATGGGTCTAATTATGAAGAAGCATCAAATGGATCTTTTCTGCCATTCTACAACAAATCCGTAACGGTAAATCCAGGCCCTCTATACATTAAAATAGTTATGTCTACAACAGATGCTTCTAAATATTTACCAAAACTTTCTAAGCTAAAAATTAAATTTTATTCCAATAAAGACCACTATGCCATTAATTACGGATACAGAATAGATTCTGAACAAGAATATTCTCTATCCTCTTTTAATTATCCATATTTAATTAGATATAATAATGACGGAATTACAACAACAAATGGAAACGGGTTTAAGCTATCTGCCTCTAATATAAGAACAATAGAGTTCATGTTTGCCCCATCAAGTATTTCTGCTACAACCCTATTAAACGCCTCAGGGCTAAATCTTTCCTGGAATGCCTCTGGAGCAATTTCTATGACGGGTATAAGCGACTTTTATGTAAATGGAGTGTCCAAGGGAGGGGAGGCAAACATATCCTCTGTATTTGCTCCTGGAGGCCTCTATATCGTAACCGTAGTATCAGATACTAATATTTCTGGAGACATAAAATTTAATTATGCTAATCCTGGATCTGGTGGGCCAGCAAACTCATATAGCAACATATCTTTATATAATTCTAACTTTGACTCCAATGCAATATTAAAACACTACAATTCTTATATCTCTTTGCCTTCAATATCATCAACCGATTCGGACATTAGCCTGACAGATTCGGGCTCAGAGTACTATGATGATGAATATATTGTCATCAGAAGCATATAATTGGTCAAGTCCCTTGACAATCTCTGGACTTAAGCATAATAAAATGGTAAAATAAATTACTATGGACTTTAGCAAATCAAAGGCAACTATCCTTGAAGACAATACAACCCTTGGCATATATGTTTGGGAGATGCCAGATGGGCGCTGGATTGGCGATGACGAGGGTAACTTCTTGTCTATAACCTCAAAAAGAAATAATAAGGTTAACATAGACGCTCTTGCAAGAGAGGTCAGATCCTATGGGATTTATGAAGGAAAGCCTAAGTTTTTGACGGCACGTAGAAAAATTGATGACGAAGAATTTCAATATCAAAAGCAACGTCTAGAATGGGGACTTATTCCAGATCCCCTTGATATAGGTAACTATAAAGACGAAATGAAAAAATTGGGTGGCATAAAATGATAGAGTTTATTGAAGATAATGATTCTGAAAATGTAATTGAAATATTAAATAATGCAGATTGGTTTAAGTTTAATAAAGCTTCAACTGACACTGTTTCAAATGATCCTTTTCAAATCGGAGTTGAGGATATTAAAAAGGTAAGAGGTCTTGGCCCAAGCTTTAGAAGAAAGCTAAGCAGAGAATTCTCTAAGTCATTTACTGGAGCAGAAGGAACAGCCACACAGCAAAATCTTATGGCTCAAGCAATTAGCGGATATGCTATGTTTGATCTTATTGAGCCACCGTATAACCTAGAGTACCTATCAAAAATTTATGAAGTTTCAACCTATAATTATTCTGCTATTAATGCTAAGGTTGCAAATATTGTAGGACTTGGATTTGATTTTGTTGAAACTAAAAAAACTCAAGATGCAATTGATAATATTTCTGACGAGAAGCAGCTAGAAAGAGCACGTAGAAAGCTTAATAAGTTAAGACAAGATTTGCACTACTGGCTAGATGAAACAAATGATGAAGATACATTTACCCAAACATTAATAAAGGTTTACACAGACCTAGAAGCAACAGGAAATGGTTTCTTGGAAATTGGTAGAACAACTGCTGGAGACATAGGATACATCGGACACATTCCAGCAAAGACAATGCGTGTTCGCCGTCTTCGTGATGGCTTTATTCAATTACTTTATGGAAAGGCTGTATTTTTCCGTAACTTTGGGGATCAGGATACTGAAAATCCAATTGCTGGACAAGAGGATCGTCCAAATGAAATTATTCATTTGAAGAAGTACACTCCAATGAATAACTACTACGGAATACCAGACATCGTTGCAGCTCAAGTTGCCCTTACTGGAAATGAATTTGCTGGAAGATATAATATTGACTACTTTGAAAATAAAGCGGTCCCAAGATATATTATTACAGTAAAGGGTGCAAAGCTATCCTCAGAATCAGAACGAAAGCTGCTTGAGTTTTTCCAGGTTGGACTAAAAGGAAGAAATCACAGATCTTTGTACGTCCCACTACCAGCCGATAGCCCAGACTCAAAGGTTGAATTTAAAATGGAGCCAGTTGAGGCGGGAACTCAAGAGTCATCATTTAATATTTATAGGTCTTCAAATAGAGATGAAATTTTGATGGCCCATAGAGTTCCAATTAATAAAATTGGTACTCCTGAAGGCGTTAATTTGGCAGTAGCCAGAGACGCAGATAAGACATTTAAAGAGCAGGTATGTCGCCCAGCTCAGATGATATTAGAGAAAAAAATAAATAAGATATTTGAAGAAAAAACAGACGCTTTAATATTAAAGTTTAATGAATTGACTTTAACAGACGAAGATACTCAATCTCAAATTGATGAAAGATATTTGAGAATGCAGGTAATAACTCCAAATGAGGTTAGAATCAGAAAGGGAATGATCCCTAGAGATGGCGGAGACGAGGTTGTAGACCTAAAGGCCCAAGGAGCAGAAATGAGAGCCCAGGCCATGCAGTCTAGAACCCGTGATTCTGAAAGATCTGCAAAATCTCCAGATAAATCGGGAGAAGCCAGAAATCCAAAGGGCGAAGGTCGACAGGTAGAATAATTATTAGGCAACTGATTATTTGCCTTTTTATATATAAAAACCTATAATTAACCATATGAATATTGAGAAGTCTTTGTGGTCCAGCAATGGAGACACTATTAATTTATCGGTTCCCTTTACAAAGGTTAACCGTGAAAAAAGAACTGTTTCTGGATTTGCAACACTAGACAATCTTGATCAAACAGGTGATGTTGTCTCAGCAGAAGCAAGCCTTAAAGCTTTTGAAAACTTCCGTGGAAACATTCGTGAGATGCATGGATCAAATGCCGTAGGAAAGATGGTTTCATTTAAGCCAGAGACATACTATGATCCAGAAACAAAAGAATTTTATAATGGCGTTTATGTAGATGCATACATTTCAAAGGGAGCACAAGATACTTGGGAAAAGATTCTTGACGGAACCCTAGCAGGATTTTCAATCGGCGGAAAAATTATAGATTCAGAAAATGAAGTTAATAAGTCTAGTGGTAAGACAGTTAGATTTATTAAAGAATATTCTTTGATGGAGCTTTCGGTAGTAGATTCTCCAGCAAACGAACTTTGCAACATTTTGTCTATTCAAAAAATGAACGGTCAGCTTATCTTCAAGGGTATTGCAGCAGATGTTGTAACAGAAAATATTTTTTATTGTGAAGAGAGCGATTCTGTTTTTATCTCAACAGAAAAAAATTATGACTCTCCAGTTACAGGAAAGCCAGCAACATTAATTGGCTGGGTTGAAAGTAACGACATTAATAAAGCAAAAGAGATAGATAGAATTCTTGATTCATACAAGAATACAAGAAATACGTTGCCTGATACAAATACAATTGCAAAACAGGCAAACGCAGAAGGAGGTAATGTAGTGTCAGAAAATACAGAAAACGTAGTTGTAGAAGATGCAGCAGCAGAAGCAGCAGCACCAGAAGCAGCCGTTGAAGAGACAGCAGTTGTTGCAGAAGATGCAGCTCCTGCAGTTGAAGAAGCTCCTGCAGAAGAAGCAGCAGCTGAAGACGCTCCTGCCGAAACTCTGGAAAAATCAGTCGATGAAGTTTCGGCTGAAGAGCCTGATTTTGCAAAAATGTTGGGCGACCTCAAAGGATTTTTCTCAGAGACTTTGAGCAAGGCATCAGAAGCTAATGCAGCACAAGTTGCAGCTATCAAGGAAACAGTAGAATCCTTTAGCAAGGGCGTAGATGCTAGAATTTCAGAGTTGGCAGAACAACATTCAGTACTTTCGGGTGCTGTAAAAGATATCAAGAGCACGATTGATACAGTACAAAAGCGTGTCGAAGCAGTAGAATCCGAGACTGCTATTAAGAAGTCCTCTGACCTCGGCGGGTCACAGGAAGTAACAATCAAAAAATCAAAATGGAACGGTTCTTTCCTCGGTTCCGTAAACGATTTATTCAACTAAGGGTAGGTGAAAAAAAATAATGAGCAATGAACTATTGGAAAAAGCAGCCGCTGCTGGTACAACAGTTTCTACAGGCTTCGGTTCTACAACAGGACTAACAGGAGTACATGTAGCAGCTGAGTCAGGCAATGGTGGACTTCTAAACCCAGAGCAATCAGCTCGTTTCCTTGACTATGTGTTCGACGCTACCGTAATTGGTAAAGTCGCTCGCACAGTAAGAATGAGAGCCGATACAACCGAGATTGATCGTATGTCCGTAGGCGAGAAGCTAATGAAGCTTGCAGCCGAAGCAGATAACACCGCAACAAATTCAGGTGTTACCTTCTCAAAGATCTCTCTCACAACAAAGAAGCTCCGTATGGACTGGGAGCTTTCAACAGAATCACTTGAGGATAATATCGAAGGTGCAGATCTTGAAGATCATATTGCACGTTTGATGGCAACTCAGGCAGGAAATGACATCGAAGATGTTATTCTAAATGGAGACGAAGCAGACACAGGAGACGCTCTTTACAAGTCATTCGATGGCGTTGTAAAGAAGTCTAAGGCATCAGGACATGTCGTTGATGCAGCAGGTGCAACTGTTTCACGTGAGGTCTTTAATAAGGCACTCAAGGCGTTGCCACGTAAGTACAAGCAGCGTCGTGGCGATCTCCGCTTCCTCGCAGGATCAAACTTGATTCAAGACTTCCTATATGCAAACAGCATTGGAACAAATCAAACAATCCCACAGGATATCGCTTCTGGCGTTATCCGTGGCGCAACTCCTCCACTAGGAGGCCCAGCAGGATACGTAGCACCATTCGCATTTGGTATTCCTATCGTCGAAGTTCCTCTTCTAAAGGAAACTCAGACTGGAACACATTCAGGTGCATCTGGTGACCACGGAGACATCCACTTGACATTCCCAAATAACGTAGTTATTGGTATCAAGCGTGATGTAACCGTATACCGCTTCTTCTGGCCTCGTAAGGACTCTATCGAGTACACAATGTATACTCGTGTTGGCGTCCAGATCGAGCAGGCAGACGCATGGGTTGTTGTCAAGAACGTTAAGGTCGCTTCTTAATTTAATTAATTAGTAGATCTGCTAAAAGCCCCCAATTAATTTTGGGGGCTTTTCATTTTAATTTATCAATGCTATAATGGACGTACCTAGAAAAGGAGAATTACATGTCATTTGAGACATTAAAGGTATCTGAATTAAAGAAGATAGCAGAAGATTTCGCAGTAGAAATCGATGGCCTAAAGAATAAGGCTGATATTATCGCAGCCCTCTCAGACGAGGGAGTAACATGGACCGTATATCAAAAAGCAGTTGAAGATATTGAAGAAAGTGTTGAGGCTGATGAATATGAGATTCTGCCTAAGTTCGACATGAAGAAAGCGCAAGAAGCAGACACAGTATTAGTTAAAATGACTAGAGCAAACTTTAGATATGACGTAGAGGGATATACTTTTACAAAGGAACATCCATTCGTTGCTATGTCAGAAGAAGATGCTCAGTTAATCTTTGACAAGGAGGAAGGCTTTAGACTTGCTACTCCAAAAGAAGTCCAGGAGTATTATAGCTAAGCCAAATAAATGGCAGAAGTTTTTGTAAATAGCCACGATGTTGTAAGCACAAAAATATTTTATGCTGGCAATATCGTAGACGCCGATGCAGATGTTCACGTACACGTATATGATGTTACAGAGGATATATCTGTTGTTCCACCAGTAGATCCAACAGATCCCGTTCTAACTCTACTTGCTTCAAAAGACGAAACTAACATTGGTTCGTATAACGCAACCATACCTTCAGACATAAGCAATAGAGAAAAGAAGTTGCTCATTGAGTGGAACTATACTATCGACGGACATGATGTAAGCCATGAAACATACGTTGATGTCGTAAAGCCATACTGCTCTTTTGGCGAGGCTATATCTGATCTAAATATAGGGACAGATCCATCAGATCCGAATTATAAATCCTATAGCGAGCTTAAGCTTGCAGAAAAGTATGCAAGAAATCTGATAGAAGATTTTACTGGTCAAGAATTTTATTTGTATGAAGATGAGATTGTTGTTTATGGAGTAGACTCAGACATACTTCCATTACAATATAAAATCAATAACATCCATCAGATATATGCAAACGACATACTTTTGGTAGATTATGTAAATAATATTAATAACTGGGGATACAGTCCAATCATATCCGAAAGCGGGTTTGGAGTAAGGTTAGATAAAACCACTCTATTAGATAATACAGTTTATGTTGCAAATGGAATGGTTCCCCCAACTGTAAACGATCTTTATGCTGGACAAGCATTTAGAGACGGAGTAAGATATCGAATTAAAGGAAAGTTTGGCTGGGACAGGGTTCCAAGCCAAGTTCAAGATGCCGCAATCCAATTAATGGGACACTATTTTGCAAAAGATAGAATATGGGCAGACAGATATCTTAAAAATATTTCAACATTTGACTGGGATTTTGAATATAGCGACGAAGTTTATAAGGGGACTGGCTGTGCTTACGCAGATAAGATTCTTTCCGACTATGTCATAGACACAGTAGTGTTGCTATAATGTATGATTTATTAGATGCTGTTCTTTCTATGAAGATGGATGTCTACAGACAAGTAGACACTCAAGACGAACACACTGGAGCTTTAAAAAAAGAATGGATTTTCTATAAGACAGTCGCTTGTCATGCTAAAGGTGTTATAAGCAACTCTGCTACAACAAGATCAAGTGATAAGCAGGTTTTTGATAATAGATACATGAATGATCAAATCATACAAGTCAGAACAGCAGAAAGAATTATAGCAAGAGAAAAGGTAAAGGGAATAAGAGATTCCGAAGGCAATTATATATGGATAGAGCTAGACTATCCAACCGATACTCCAACAGTATTTGAAGTTATGGGAACAACGCCAATAACCGATCCATTTGGAAGAGTTATTGGCTACAATTCTTCAATGAAGAGATCGGAGAATCAACAAATTGGCTTCTGAGGCAGTACTTCTACAAGCAGCTAGTGGTTTAACTAAATTAATGACCAATGGCGGATCACACGGAGCAATAAAAGATTCAAGCGTAGCACAAATATCTGCCGCCATATATTATCATTCTAATGTAGTTGCTAGACTAACAACAACCAAATCTTTTCAAAAAACTTTTAGAGAAACTCTATTTAATCAGATTGAAAAAGACTTTGGTCAATATGTTGATTCAAAAAGTAAGATAGAGCCTAAATCTTTGCACCATGTATATGAATGGAAAAGAGTTGGAGACCCAGAAGCAAGACTTTTTAAGCTTAAAATAAAAGATCAAAACGAAATGTCTTTTAAAATAGGATATGAATTTAAGATATCTAAATCTCCAGTCCCCTCTAATACAGATGGGTCAAGACATGTTTTTAGAATGAAAGCTTCAATAATGGAAGAAGGCGGACCTTTAGTAATTGCTCCTAAAAAAGCAGAGAGATTGGTTTTTGAGATTCGTGGGTCTACTGTATTTATGCCTAAAGGCAAATCAGTTATTGTGCCAAGAGCAGGCGGAGGTAAAACAACTAGCAGATTTCAAATTGCTTATTCTCAATTCTTTAGAGGGCAGATGGTTAGTTCGTCTATAAAAAGATCTGGATTTCAAAATTTATTTAATTCAAAAATGTCACGAGCGATGAAATTGCCAGCTGACATTAAAAGAGTTAAATATTCTTTTTCGCCAAATACAGTAAGCATGCAGGCGAAGGCAGCCATTGAAGCTGCGTTTGGAGTATAGAATGACAGTAAATTATAAGCTTGATGCCATGTATGATATCAGACAACACTTATGGGAAAACCTAGTATCAAATCAAATATTAGATAACTTAGATTACTATAGCGATAATATAGGAGAAGAAATAGTCCCTATTATTCCAGTGCAACAGTTGGCTGAGATGAATCAGTTTTTAAGTGGTAAAACTCATATTGTTTATGACAAGGTTGGGATATCCTATGAAGACAACTGGGCAATATGCTGCGAGCAAATATTATTTACCATATACTCTACAGACTTCGGTCAAATTGCAGAAATTAGAAATTTGATGATGGATCTGTATAGGCGCATGGATGAATCAGCAAGAGATGTTAATTACGATAAAGGTATATCTAATAAATTTAAATTTTATAGCATATTTGTTGCAGACATATCCGCTACCTCTCCTTCTGAAGAATTGGCTGGATTCTTGTCCACCGACGTTATATTAGAGGTTAAATATTCAAGATACGTTGGTCAAGACGGCAGATTCATTTAAATTTGCCTTATGAGCCCTAATGGCCTACAATTGGACATAGAGGGAAGGGCCTAGCCAGCCAAGATTTAAAGATTGAAAATATATATATATTTTTGAAAACAGGAGGTAAGAACAAATGGCATTTAACGAAGCCAAAAACATTCTTGTTGGTGCTTCACCGCTTTACATTACAAATGCAGATTCTACTCTTGCTCCTAACTATGTTGAAAACATGGAACCAGGAGTCGCAAGAGCAGGAACAGCAGGAAAGCAGGACAAGGTCCCAGCATTTTCTGCTTCGTCTTCATACCGTACTACACTAGATGGAGTACAAGGTACTACAGACAATGCATATCGTAACGTTGGTTTTACAAACAATGGTCTTCAGATCACTTATAACCCAACATACGATGCTGTTACGGTGGATCAGCTTCTAGATACAGCTAAGCTATTCAAGTCTGCGATGGAAGTTATGATTGCAACAGAAATGTCCGAAGGTACACTAGAAAACGTTCTAGTTGTTTTTGGACAGGGACAATCAACACTTAATGCAGGAGTGCTTGGACTTGAGGCAGGTGCTCTTGGTGTTCAGCCAACAGAGCGTCAGCTAATTGCAATTGGACAAGCTCCAACTACAACAACAGCAACCTCAGAGCGTATTTACTACGCACGTCGTGTTTTGTCTGTACAGCAGTCACAATTCTCGCTTGCACGTAATACACCAACCACATTCCCAGTAACATTCCGTCTTCTACCATCAGGTGATACCAACTATGTTGGTTCAGAATATGGTAAGATTATTGACCGTACTTGGACACCAGCTTAATTTAATATTTAAGCTATAAACAGAGGGCCCCCTTTTTGGGGGCCCTCTGCTT